TACACCCGGTTTGTGATTGTTCGGAACTCTTACCCGGAACTTAGGACAACCACGATTAAAACGTGGCTTGAGTTGTTCCCGGAGCATATATGGGGGCCAATGCGTTGGTCACCTCCGATTAGTCACCATTTGAAGCTGCCCGCCCGTGGCGAGGCCCATGGGATCGACTGCGAAGTGATCTTCATGGCGCTTGATCAGCCCAAGGATGTTCGGAAGCTGCTGTCATTAGAATTGACAGGGGCTTGGGTAAATGAGGCAAGGGAAATGCCTCTGGCAGTGGTTCAAGGTCTAACTCACCGTGTAGGGCGATTCCCTACCAAGTCGAATGGCGGCTGCCCTTGGCGTGGTATCTGGATGGACACCAACCCCATGGATGACGATCACTGGTGGTATCGGCTGTCAGAAAAGGAGCCGATTACCGGCAAGTTTAAATGGAGCTTCTATAAGCAGCCGGGTGGGGTAATCGAAACTGTTGCCGATGACCCTGAGGCGATCCCTGCAGCCAAGAAGTTTTGGAAGCTGAACCCTATAGCCGAGAACATTAATAATTTACCGCCCGGTTACTACGAGCAGCAGTTAGGCGGCAAGAATCTGGATTGGATTCGCTGCTATGCCGGCGGTCAGTTTGTGTATGTACAGGAAGGTAGACCAGTCTGGCCTGAGTACGACGACTCGGTAATGGCATCGAGTGAGATCTCGGTTGATCCATCGCTGCCGATCCAGATCGGGCTTGACTTTGGTTTGACCCCTGCAGCGGTCTTTGGTCAGCGTCACCCGTCAGGTGCGTGGCATATATTTAAGGAGATCGTGACCGACGATATGGGCCTTGAGAGGTTTGGCCTAATGTTACTCAACGAGATTAACGTACACTTTTCAAAAATGGATGTCTTGGTCTGGGGCGACCCTGCTGGTCAGAAACGGGATGAAATCTTTGAGGTCACGGCATTTGACCATTTAAAAACGATTGGCCTGAATGCTCGGCCCACGGCGTCTAACGATTTCCAAGTGCGACGGGAAGCCGGTGCGATGCCGATGAATCGGTTCATCAATCGTTTACCGGGATTGCTAGTTCATAAGGATTGTCATCGGCTGCGTAAATCGCTAGCCGGCGGTTACCACTTTAAGCGCGTCGCTATATCAGGCGGTCAGGAAAGATTCCGGGATGCTCCAAACAAGAACGAGCATTCGCACGTCGGGGATGCGTTCGGGTACTTAATGCTTGGCGGTGGAGAGCATCGTGTAATGACAAGAGGATACGGCGGCCGCTACGGAGCTGCCGGATCTCAATATCAGGCAAATACCGAGTTCTCAATATGGTGACGTGCCGTGACGTTTATCAATGGATCAAGATGCCCGGAGCAAGGGTATTGCCATGCCATAGTTCTCAGCTCAAGCTAATGAAGCTGCACCCTATGGCCCAGCAAAACATTGACCAGCTTCCTGATTATCATGAGAGGATAGACCAGCTTGGAGAAAGCGGGTTTGGCTGGACTGTTCTCTATGAGGGGCGATTCGCTGCCATGTTTGGGATTTCAATGCAATGGAATGGTATGGCCGAGGCTTGGTTGATGGTAGATACAATGTGTATACATAAACACAGAATCAGGTTAACAAAAGGCGCTAAAAACTTTTTCGACAACATTGGCCCTGCCTTTGATTTACGTCGATGTCAAATTATGGTATCAGTGGCCCACAAAGAAGCTGTTTCTTGGGCAAGGCTTTTGCACTTTGAGCTTGAGGCGACTCTGAAGCAGTACGGCCCTGATGGGCAGGATCACTTAGTGTACGCGAGGTTTTACCGTGACTAATATGTTTAAGCCATCAATGCCCGACACATCAGCCCAAGAAAAGGCGATGGAGCGGCAAGAAGAGTTATTGAAGAAACAAGAGGCTCGGGCGGAAGAGCAAGAGAAAGAAGAGCGCAAAAAGGCTGCTGCCGCGATGCGTGTTCGCAAATATGGCGGCATGAGATCACTACTTAGCACTGAGCGCGAAAATGCCCAACTCGGATTATCAGGAGTCAATAATGAGTAATGCAGCACCAAAGCCAGCGAAGCAAGCAGTCAAAACTTTAAAAAATCCACTTAAAGCAGTGCGAGACGTTAGTGGCTACACAGATATGAAAGATGAAGCAGCAAAGAAGCAGCAAGAGCAAGAGGCTCGGGTTGCAGCAGCTGAATCAAAACAAGCCGAGGCTGCTGCTGCAGTCGAAGACAAAGCTAAGGCCATGGAGGGCGAGGCTGCGAAAAAACGGTCAGCCCGCAGACGAGCAGGAGCAGGGCGAGGTGGATACAGGTCTTTGTTATCCCCAGCAAGATCCGGCGACGTGTCATCGAGCTTGAGCGGCAACGAGTAGCACTATGACGTTAAAACGCCATCAGAACCCAGAGGGTGGGTTGAATGAAGCCGGAAGAAAACATTTTGAGCGCAAGGAAGGCGGAAACCTTAGAGAGCCTGTTGAAAGTGGCGTCAATCCTCGGCGTGTTTCTTTTGCTGCACGTTTTGCAGGGATGAACGCAAAAATGAAGGATGACCAAGGACGACCTTCCAGATATGCATTAGCGCTAAAGGCTTGGGGATTTAAGTCGCCAGCCGAGGCTAGAGCGTTTGCAAACCGACATAAGGAATCTTGATATGCCTCGGATGACTCCACAAGAGATTATTAAGCGCCAAGAAAAGGCTGATGCTAGGAAGGACAACTGGCGTAGCATCTATGAAGAGTGTTACGAATACGCACTCCCGCAGCGGAATCTGTATTCCGGGTTCTATGAAGGCAAGACCCCCGGCCAAAATAAAATGAACCGGGTCTTGGACTCCACTGCAATTAACGCAACTCAAAGATTTGCCAACCGCATCCAGTCAGCGATTTTCCCGCCGTATCGGACATGGTGTACTTTGCAGTCAGGCACTGATATCCCAGAGGATCGTAAGGCCGAAATCACTGAAGCGCTGCAAGTTTACACAGACAAAATGTTTGCCGTGATCCGGCAGACAAATTTTGATTTAGCTATCTCTGAGTTCTTACTTGATCTATGCGTCGGCACAGCGGTCATGCTTATACAGCCCGGTGACGAAGAAACCCCAATCCGTTTCACTGCTGTCCCGCAATACCTTGTCTCTATCGAGGAAGGCCCACATGGAACCGTGGACAATGTTTACCGCAAGATGCGGATTCGGGGTGACGCGATCCAGCGTCAATGGCCTGATATTGAGTTGTCGGCAAAGCTAAAAGATTTGATCGACAAAAAGCCAGATGAAGAAATTGATTTGCTTGAGGCAACTGTTTTCAACGCAGACGAAGATACTTATTGTTATCACTTGATCTGGCCGAAAGATAAAATGGGCGATGACTTGGTGTACCGCACAATGGATGTTTCGCCATGGATTGTCGCTCGCTTTATGAAAGTACCGGGCGAAGTATATGGACGTGGCCCATTAGTGACAGCGCTGCCCGACATCAAGAGTTTGAACAAGGTCAAGGAGCTTACCTTTAAGAATGCTTCACTTGCTGTCTCAGGCGTTTATACGGCTGCTGACGACGGTGTTCTGAACCCACAGACAGTGCGAATCGCACCCGGAGCAATCATCCCTGTTGCCCGTAACGGCGGCCCAATGGGTGAGTCATTGCGTCCACTGCGCCCAGCTGCTGACTTTAATGTCGGTCAATTAATAGTAAACGACTTAGTCATGAGCATTAAGAAGATGCTTTATGATGACTCGCTGCCGCCAGACAATATGTCAGCCCGGTCAGCAACGGAAGTGATGCAGCGCATGAAGGAGCTGGCACAAAACCTAGGCGCGGCCTATGGCAGATTGATCACGGAGGCGATGACCCCGATGATTCGCAGGATCCTGCACCTTATGGATTCTCAGAACCTTATTGACTTACCACTAAAGATTGATGGCCTTCAGGTCAAGATCACGCCAACATCTCCGTTGGCTCAAGCGCAAAATATGGAAGATCTGGAAAAGGTTTTGCAGTTTGCACAGTTAGCCCAAGCTGCCGGCCCTGCCGGTCAAGTTGCTGTTAATCAAGATGCCTTGATTGATTACATAGCAGAGAAGATGGGTATACCAATGAGTATCGTCAACAGCCAGCAAGAGCGAGAGCAGATTGCAGCTGAAATGCAGCAGCAGATGATGGCGATGCAGCAACCACAAGGTGGAATGCCACAGGGGGCATAATGGAAGACTGGGATGCGCTGCGCGATCAAGACGCAGCAATCTTATCTGCCACGCAAAAGAGTGAGGACATCGATCTTTCGTTTGTTCGCTGCTTTTCAACTGAGGCGGGGCAGGAAGTTCTTGATTACCTGAAGGGAGTGACACTTAATCAACCTTCATGGTATCCGGGAGAAGACCCATCACATGGGTTTGCACGAGAAGGGCAAAACTCTATTGTCCGGGAAATATTGAGACGCATTGAAAGAGGGCGTAATCGATGAGTGAAACAGAAGTCATCAACGAAGAACAATCAACTTTATTGAGCGTTGAGCAACCGGAGCAACCGGATACAACGCCAGAGCCTGTCCCACATCTTGCTCAAGATGATAGCGAGCCGGTTGAATCCAAGTTTGAATGGGGGGATCGCCCTGATTATATCCCTGAACAATTCTGGAGTCCCGAGAATGGGCCAGATGTTGAGGGAGGGTTCAAGGCTTACAATGAGCTGCGGACGAAGATGTCTCAGGGGAAACACAAGGCTCCAGCCGATGGCAATTATGATATGTCATCTGTTGAAGGAGTTTCATCCGACGACCCATTACTTAGCGATTTCGTTAGCTTTGCTAAAGAGAACGGGTTGAGTCAGGATCAGTTTGATCAAGTCGCATCCATGTATATGCAGAACATAGGTGATCTGGTTGGACGGGCTGAAACAGATGTTCAGGCAGAAATGGATAGGCTTGGCAAGAATGGCGACAAAATCGTTAAAGCTGTTTCGCAATACATTGGTAAGCTCAGTACATCAGGGGTTTTGAATCAAGATGAAACTGACGCTCTGATCGCTGCAGCCAACAATGCTGATGTCGTCCGAGCAATTAACAAGATCCGAGAGGCAAGTGGTGAGCGATCAATCCCATCAACAGACGTTCAAGAAACAGGATCTACGAACCTTTCCGAGCTGCAAGCAATGTTAGCAGACCCGCGCTATGGAAAAGATATGCATTACACAAATACAGTGGAGCGCAAATTCTACGAGTTCCATGGAGAAAAAGCGTAACAAGGGGGCTTCTGCCCCTTTGCTTTTTTTATCAATCTGTTATATTCGGCCTAACCGACAACTCAGTTCTTGAGCCGGTCACCTGATTAATGCGGCCCGCACCGGACAACCGACACAGGTTTTACCAAATGGTTTTTTTATAGAGGAAAGGAAACAATGGCAGTTTCAATCTCGAATGCCTTTGTCACCCTGTTTGACTCAGAGGTAAAACAAGCGTACCAAGGGCAGCGTCTCTTGGCTGGTGTTACCCGCGAGCGTTCAGGAGTCGAAGGCTCTACAGTTAAGTTCCCTAAAATTGGCAAGGGTTCGGCAACTATTCGCGTTCCGCAAACAGATGTAACTCCGCTCAACGTGTCTTATTCACAAGTCACAGCGACAATGGAAGACTACATTGCTGCAGAATACTCAGACATTTTCAACCAGCAGAAGGTCAACTTCAACGAGCGTCAAGAGCTTGTTCAGGTTGTATCTGGCGCTATCGCACGTCGCATGGATCAGGTTGTACTTGATGCATTGACAGCTGCTTCATCTCCATCACTTGTCGGCAACGATGTTGGCGCGACTGATTCAGACTTGAACGTAGCAAAGCTCCGCGCTGCTAAGAAAGCATTGGACGCGAAAAACGTACCGTCTGAAGGCCGTACTATTATCGTTCACGCTAACAACTTGTCTTCACTCTTGAGTGAGACGGAAGTGACTTCATCTGACTTCAACACCGTTAAGGCGTTGGTCACTGGTGAAGTTGACACGTTCCTTGGCTTCAAGTTCATCACTCTTGGTGATCGTGACGAAGGTGGCTTGGCGATTGATGGTTCTAGTGACCGTACAATCTTTGCTTTCCATCGTGACGCGCTTGGCCTTGGTATTGGCATGGGGCAGCAGTCTCGCGTTGACTATATTCCAGAGAAGACTTCCTTCTTGGTTGCGTCAATGTTCTCTGCTGGTGCGGTAGCGATTGATGATGAAGGTATCGTCAAAATCACTTGCCGTGAAGCATAAGGAGGCATAGACAATGGCTTACTCAAAAACTGGATGGGCGACCGTCAGCGCAGCGAAGCGTGGCAACACAATTAGTGTTTACACTTATTCAACTGCAGACACTATCGCAGACGTAAACACTACAGGTTATTTCAACGACCTGTCAGATACTCTTGAGGTCAACGATCTGATTATCGTTGGTCACTCAACAGGCGTATCGTTTACTTATGTTGCGAGCAATGCAGCCGGTGTAGTCGATGTTGTGGATGGTTTAGCTATCCCAACAACTGACACTGACTAATGAGATCGGCTCCCCTCCGGGGGAGCCACTCTTTCTAAGGAGGCCGTATGGCATCAGGTGACACCAAGCTATCAATTTGTTCGGACGCCCTGATCATGCTTGGCGAAGCTCCGATTACCACATTTGAAGGTTCTGATGTCGGGACGGTATGTGACCGACTTTATGACGACATCAAGACCACTACACTCGCCATGTACCCATGGTCTTTTTCGTTAAAGAAAAAGCAGCTGACAAAAGCGTCTACTGCTCCCGTTAACGAATACAAATACCAGTACCCGCTGCCAAGCGATATTTATCGCATTTCAGGAGTTCGCGCAGTTTTTAACTCCACGCAAGTCGGAGCGGTTCCGGTTGTTAGCGGATGGGAGATAATGGGTGATGTCCTGATTACTAACTTTGAAACAGTGGTCATCGACTACCAGACAGACCCAGAAGAGTACAAGCTGCCTAAATATTTCGTGCAGCTTCTCAAGTATATGCTGACTTGGCACTTTGCCGAGACAGTAACCGACCAGATTACCAAAGCGGAGTATTGGAGAAATATTGCAGCCGGCACTCCAGCCGAAGCCATGAGGGGCGGATTTTTCAGAACCGCTTGCAACATAGACGGAATGACAAAACAGAACGAGGTGATTAACGACTTTAGCTTGATTCAGGTCAGAGCATGAGTCGGATTATTGGCCTACAGAACAACTTCACTTCCGGCGAGATCGACCCAAAGATTGGTGCGCGTGTTGATCTGCAGCAGTATTACAATGCTTTGGATACAGCGCAGAATGTTGTCATCCAGCCACAAGGCGGGATCAAGAAACGTCCCGGTACTGAATATGTCACATCAGTAACTGGCGTTTTATCAAATGATTTAAGCTATCTAAATTCAGATTTAACAACAGCTTTAAATGGAGTTGGTGACTATGCCGCAACAGCTTCTCAGGTTGTTGGACGCTACATTTGGTTTAAACCAGACGGAACCAAGATGTATGCTGCTGTAGCAGATAGCTGGTTCTGGAGTTATCCAAGCGAAGCTAGCATTTCTGATGATATGTATATCGCTGAGTTTGACCTTAGTACAGCTTGGGATACAAGCACTGCGACATATGTTGATAATTCAAGCACTGGAGCCACTGCTGGCGTTTATACACGGGGTCAATTCTCGCTTTCTGACGACGGCACTAAGCTGATCTCTACATTTATGCGAAACACCGGAACAGGTTCTCCGGGGCTGAAAATAAATACTTTGTCAACAGCATGGGATATAACATCTGCCGGAGCGCCATCAACTTACGCTGGTAGCGGTGGCTTATTTGGCGTGGGTGGCTACACAGTAACGCATCTGCTTGGTGCAAGGGTTAATGACGCTGGAACAAAAGCGATCATTGCAGTGAGAATTGGATCAACGATTTGGGTTCTTAGCCTCAATATATTTACAGCGTGGAACTGGGGAACAAGGGCATTAACAAACGGATCAACACTCACTAATTATATTTACTTTAGCGCATCTGAACTAGAGGATGATCCTTCAGGTTACGCATTTGCCGTAGCTGATGATGGGAAAAAAGTTTATTTCGGGACAAGGACTTATGAGCTTGACACGGCTTGGAACACGGCAGCATTCTCAGGTTATACGCTATTAGACTCAAATCCATTTAGCCCAACAGGGAAGCTAGGGTTCGATTATCCTCAAGCTGGGTTTGATGACTCTCAGTCGTTCTATATCAAAAACGATGAAACAGAGGCATTCCTTGTTTACGAGCCGCAGGACACTGCAACTGGGGAAAATGTAGTGATGCAATCTCTGATTCCTAATCAGGGGTTCACTTACAAAATGATCCCGTTTGAGTTTTCTGTTGATGACTCTTATATGCTAATTGTCGCAGCAAGAAAGATGTACATCATTAAAGATGGGTCAGTCGTTGAAGACATTAACGGGACAGGACTTCCATATTTAAGACTTGATGCAGTATTGGATGATTATGTAGATGAAATCAATTTCACTCAGGCAGCAGACTCATTAATCTTTGTGCATCAAGATATGCCCCCGCAGTTCGTTCAGCGGGGCGCTGCAGATAATTTGTGGACAGTCACTCCTCTGGAGTTCGATTATATCCCTCAGTACCCATTTGCCTATGACACGCATAACCCGACATACACAATTACTCCATCTGCCGTATCCGGCAATATTACAATTACGGCTTCTTCAGTGACGACGGATACCGGAACAGCGCAAGCCGGCTCCTCAAATACGATTACGTTAAAAGCAGCAAGCGCTTATGGGAGCGACGACCAGCCTAACGGGATGTTTATTAAATTAAATTCCGGGACAGGGGCTGGTCAGACTCGGCACGTTGAAGATTATGTAGCTGCCACTAAGGTGCTAACTGTTTACCCAGCTTGGGATACGGCTCCAGACGCAACCACTCAATATGAAGTTAAAGCTTTTGAGGAAGCTGCGGTTGGCGAATACATCAGTGCATTAAATGGATTTGGCCGCGCTAGAATTACTGAATTTGTTTCCGCTACTCAAGTCAAGGCTTACGTCGAGATACCATTCTTTGATACCGATGCCATTACAACAGGCAACTGGGAAAGCGAGCATGGTTGGGAAGATGCTTGGTCTAACACTAGGGGATGGCCCAGATCAACAGTATTCCACGAAGGGCGGCTGTTCTTTGGTGGGTCTAAGCAGCGCCCATCTACTTTATGGGGCAGCCGGGTCAACGACTTCTTTAATTTTGATCCCGGTGAAAACCTTGACGACGCAGCACTAGAGGCTACTCTCGACACAGGCAAGTTCAATGCAATCGTTGATCTGTATTCTGGGCGTAACTTACAAGTCTTTACAACAGGCGGTGAGTTCTACATCCCCCAATCGCTTGGCGACCCAATCACGCCATCTACGCTTTCTGTTCAAGAGCAGACATCTAACGGGTGCAAGACTAATGTGCCAGTAGTAAACATTGACGGGTCTACGCTGTTCATTCAGCGTGGCGGGAAGACGCTATCAGAGTTCTTGTATGACGATGCCGTTGCAGGATATGCGTCCACTCGGATCAGCTTGCTAGCTTCTCACTTGCTTAAAAACCCAAGTTCATTGACAGCGCGTAAAGCAACATCAACAGATGAAGGTGATCGTGTTCTGATCGTCAATCGAGACGATGGGAGCATTACTTGCTTTACCTTGCTTAAAACAGAAAAGATCGTCGCCCCATCAGAATGGGTAACAGATGGCACATTCTTGGAAGTTGGGGTTGATGTCACAGACACCTACTGTGTCGTTGAGCGCGTAGTTAATAATCAAACAATAACTATGATTGAGCGTTTCAATGAAAATATGGCTGTTGATACCGGTACATATTCACAGCCGACAACAAGTATCACTGGAATAGGGTTACCTCATTTGCCGAATACCGACGTTGAGGCACTGCTTGATGGATTCTTGTTTACAGGAACAACAGATTCTAATGGCACATTTGATATTCCAACTGTATCAGTCTCTCAGATTCAATGCGGGATACCTTTCACCGCAACAGTTAAAACATTGCCTTATGAGGGTAGATTGTCATCAGGCCCAATCCGAACTTTCAAAAAACGTATTTTAGAAATCACAACAGATTTATATGAGGCTCAATCAATTTCAATTGATGGAGAGTCGGTTGTGTTTGCTAAGGAGTCAGGAACCGTTCCTCAAGGTTTGGCTGATTATCAAAAGCCTTCAGTCTATAGTGGATTCAAAACAAAGTCGTCATTGCTTGGATATACGCAAGACGCGACAATAACGATCACAGATAGTTCGCCATATCCAATGAACATTTTGTCATTGGATTACAAAGTATCAACGGGGCAATAAGATGGCAGAAGTAGCAGCAGCGATAGCGATTGGTGCGGCAGTAGTTGGAGCTTACGGCTCGGTACAATCTGGAAAAATCCAGCAAAAGATGTACAACATCAAAGGCCGTCAAGCAAAGATTGCTGGTGACCAGCAGTCTCTTAATGAAAGAAAGAAAGGGATTCAGGTCTTGGAGAAGATCAGCTCTTACGGGGCTACTATCAACGCTAGGTCAGCAGCGGGATCTGTTGATGCATTCTCCGGGACTCCATTAGTATTCCAAAGAATTGGAACTCAGCAAGGAATGGAAGAGTTTGGAGTGACGCGCACTAACTCAGAAATTCTTGAAACGATGGGCATCTTGCAACAAATTGATAACAGGCAAGCGGGATCACTTGCAGCTCACCAAGGACGGGTTGCTGCGATCATGCAAATCGGTCAGGCTGCTGCAAGTTACGCGATGATTGGCGGTGGCGGCAGTGGCGGTACTGGTGGTACAGGAGGCCCAGCTATTTCTGGGCAAACAGCGACGACTGTTCCATCTGGATACGGGACAATGGGCGCGACAGTTCCATCTAATATTCCGGCTTATCCGAGGTAAACATGGCTGAACTACCACGCTACAGAAGAGACAGTTTACTTGGAGTCGTCGTATCCGATATACCGACGGCTGCGCTGCAGGAAAGCGCTCGGGCATCAGATCAATTTTCCAAATCCATGGATCGCGTCAGCCAATTTGCATTTAAGGTTGCTGAGCAAAAAGCAAAAATTGAAGGCGCTGAGTTTGGAGCGCTAAACGCCCCCACTGCTGAACAATTGGATATCGCCAAAAAAAGCGGTAAAGATTTGGCAGAAATGTTGCCGGGTGACAAATTAACTGTATTCGGATCTAACGCTCGCGCAGCTGCTCTTGACGTGTTAACCACTAACATGGAGAAAGAGGCGCTGGAGACAATTACTGCATTATCATCAGCGTACGCAAATGAGAGCATCACGATTGCTGAGCTTCAAGCAGGGCTAGCAACAACTGAAGACCAGTATTCATCATTGCTCCAAGACATTGACCCGGTTGCTGCAGTTAAATTGCGGGCAGACCTATCTCTTTCTGGTAACTCAGCATTCTTGTCCGCAGCAAAGACCGAAGCAACAAGGATTAAAGCTGATCAGGAATCTGTTGCTATTGCGCTAGTTCAATCAAAGATTGCGAACATCCCTAATATTATCAATGCCGGCCAAACAGTTAACGCTAATGGAGAAGTGATTACCAGCGAGGAATTTATCGACACGTTGAAAACCGGGGTGCTAAATGCAGCTTTGCAAGTCGATGACCCGACGTTTGCTAAAAACAATCTTGCAGCTATAGAAACCGCTGTTAAAGAGGCCCGACAAGCCACTGTAGTGTCCTCAGTGCGATTTAATCCAGAAGTTGGTATCAGAGCATTGCAGGGTAAGCAAAAGCTGCCAGAAGCCGAAGCGCAGCAAATTCTTGAAACGATGAGTCCAGTAGAAAAGAATCAACTGTTTGATAAGCTGCAATCGGAGATGTCAGAAAAGTTAAGCGCAGAAGATCGTGAAGAGAATTTCATTAAACAGCAGCTAGCAAAGAAAGCTGATGAAACAATTGTTGCTATGACGAATGCCCGTCTTGAGGGCGACATGGGAACAGTTAGAGATTACTTAGATCAATTATCTTTGTACGACGCAGACAAACACGCATCGTATGCCGAATCTATTTTTATTGAAGGCGGCGTTGACGACACAGAGACACTTGAGAAACTTGAGCTGCTGCACATTAATCTCAATTTAACTGAGCAAGATGTTAACCGGGCCAGAGCCGACGGCAAAATCGGGTTAAAATCTTATGTATCACTTCTTGGCAAAGTTAAGTCAGTACGCGACGAAACCTACAGATCAGCAATTTCTTCCATCAAACGTCAAATTGGTTATCCTGATACTCCGCTATCTAATCCGGGAGCAATTGATAGGCAAGCGTTACAGGAAGTTAATGAGATTGTTGAGCAATTGTTTATGAAACGGCAGGAGAATCCAGACGAGGACGTTACGAGTTTTATAAAGCCGCTGCTTCAAGACATTATAAGTAGACGCAGGGACGCTAAGTCTAGATCGAAAGCAAGATCAGCCTACAATCGGGCTGCAGCAGAGTATCCAAATTTATCGGCTGACGCGCTGCTTGATAAATACGAAGCGATGCAAAACCCATCGCCAAGGATTAAGACTTTAATTGAAGGCTTGAAACTATATATCGAGATAGAAGGTGAAGTGCAGTGAACCCGCTAGAAGAAGCATTTGCTCAAAACATAGCAACCGCTGAAACCGGATTGAACAGGTATGTAGGGGACGACGGCAAGATATACACGCAGGACGACATTGATGCAGAAGCAGCGCTTTTGCTAAATGCAGATCCTAATTTAAATGCTGACACCGACTGGCAAGCCAACCCGCTAACTAATGACATGACCAATCCATTTGCCATTGCCGGCGAAGCAGACCCAGAAGGCGCTCTTGCAACTATTTCTGGCGCCGCTCTAGGATTCCCTATTTCGGTTGGTTTAACTTTATTTGATCTTGTTTCCTTGCCAGTGTTTGTGACCAAAGGGTTAATCACTGCCGAGCAAGGAAAGACGTTTGAAACGGTATTAAAAGAACTAGAGAACCTCCCGTCAGCCCAAGTTGGCTCTTACCTTAAAAGCAAGGTTACAGATCTTGGGTTCTCCGAAGAGACGGCAGAAGCATTTGGTGTCGGGTATCTTGGCGGTGAGCTGAGCTCAATGATTATCAATGTTATTCCGGGCCTAAAAACTCTTGCGAAATCAGGTAAGTACCTTGGCAAGCTAGCGACTGATGCGGCTGACCCAATGGTCAATCAGCCAATCACCGCGCCGGGTGCAACTGGAACTTTGCAGGAAGTCAGTAAGGGCGAGTTTGAAGTAAGGCCGGGATCTGCTGACACTGAAGCCGGATTGCCAACTGCAACCTTTGAGGCGACAGAGCCAGACTTTATTAAATTCAAAGAATCTGGAGTTCCTGTCGATCAGCTATGGGAGCATCCGCACGTTGAGAATACAACGCTAGACATGATGTCCCGCCCAACCACCCAGCAGCAAGCTGGCGAGGCATGGACTAAAGAAATGCTTGATGCCAAGCAGCCTCCAAAGAAAGAGTGGCAAGAAGCGCGTGAATTGATTGATCCTAAAACTGGCAACAAGATTAAAGGCTGGGAAGCAGCAGTCGAATATCTTGTTGACCACTCAAAGACCTTTGCTTGGGCTGACGACGCTAAATGGATGAAAGCTAATGCTGGCAAGATTCCAGAGAACCCAGTTAAGAATGATCGTGAATTAATTATTATCTTTGGCCCTCCAGCAGCCGGTAAGAGTACGTTAGCTAACCCGATTGCTCGGGCCAAAAATGCTGCTATCGTTGATGCTGATGAAGCCAAGAAGATGATCCCCGGTTACGATGACGGGGTTGGCGCTAACGTGGTGCATGAGGAAAGCTCATCACTTAACGAGCTTGTATTCTCCGCAACAATCAAGGAAGGCGACAACGTCGTGCTGCCAATTGTTGGTGG